CTGCAAGAAAACGTAGTTGTGGACAAGCCACGCTTGCCGGTCAATGAAGAGTCACAGGTCGATAGGGGTATTGCATTTCTAAAATCGTGATATACGCTCGAAATTACTGATCGAATAGACGCACGCGAATAACGCGCTTTGGGAATTCGGCCAAGCCGCCTGGGGCATTCCAGGTTCTTGCGCAAGAAGCGCTCATGCCTGAATGGCAAGGAGTCGCGTCATGCGCAGTTATGTAGGTGTCAATGACCCTCAAGCGGTCAAAAAGTGGGCTTCCTTGATGGCTGTGGCCATCAACAAGTCAAGTTACTGGGCTAAGAAGTTTGTAGGCGAGGGCAAAGACGCCCGACTCCCAGTTCAACGCATTGACGATCTCGAATCGGGTGCTGGTGACGAGGTGACGGTTGATCTGTTGATGCCGATGAACCAAGAGCCAACCATCGGTGATGAAACACTCGAAGGCAAAGAAGCCCCACTGAAATACTTCACCGACCGCATGCGTATCGATCAAGTGCGCGGTGGCGCTGATCTGGGCTCGCGCATGACCAAGAAGCGCACCCTGCGCAACTTGCGCCAAGACGCCAAGCGCGCAGCTACCGACTGGTGGAAGCGCCTGCAAGACGAGTTGTACTTCATCTACATGTCGGGTTCGCGCGGCACTGGCGGTGGTTTCATCTGGTCTGCATCCAACCCGTTTTTCTCGGTTAACGCTTTGACTGCGCCAGACTCCATGCACATGATGTACGGCGGCGCTGCAACCAGTAAACTCAGTCTGACAAGCTCCGACACCATGAAGCTTCGCCTGATTGATCGCGCAGTGGCCAAGGCTGAAACCATGGGCGGCGACGGATCTGATGAATTGAGCATGATTCCTGTCAGCATCGAAGGCGGCGACCACTACATTTCGTTGATGCACACCTACCAGGCTGATTCGCTTCGCCAAGAAGCCGGGACGGGTGGATGGCTCGACATTCAAAAGGCTGCTGCTTCTGCCGAAGGTGCCAAGAACCCAATCTTCACAGGTGCCATGGGCATGTATAACGATGTTGTGCTGCACAAGCACCGCAACGTCATCCGCTTCAGTGACTACGGTGCTGGTGTGAACCTGCCAGCCGCCCGCGCGCTGTTCCTGGGTGCACAAGCTTGCTTTGTGGCCTACGGCGACAACGAAACCGGCACGCGCTACCGCTGGACTGAAGTTCAGAAGGATCACGAGAACTCTGTGGCCATCGGTACTCACGCGATCATGGGTGTGAAGAAGGCGACCTACAAGTCAAAGGACAACAACACTGTCCGCGACTTCGGTGTGATTGCCATGGACACCTACTGCGCTGACCCTAACGCCTGATGACTAGACCCGCTTCGGCGGGTTGACTCTCACTGTTCAAGTTTCAATTCATTTAGGAGCCAAAAATGGCAAAGTATCTTTCAGAGGTCTACAGCGGTAAACGCAATATTCCTCAACCGGACAGCGCTGAAATTTGCGCCGTCCCCGTCGATGTGGTCTTTGGTGCAACCGCCTTGGTTGCCAACGACATCATCATGCTGACAGATGTTCCAGAAGGTGTTTCTGTCGCTGACTATTCCATCAGCGCACCACAACTGGACTCGCACGGTACGCCTACCCTGGCATTCAGCTTGGGCGATGCGAATGCTGCTGGCGATGACCTGACAACCGTGTACGAAACAGGCTTGATTCCTGGCCGTACTGCAAGCGGTTCAGTGGTGCGTTGCGGCAATGCGCTGGCATCGTCTGCTGCGACAACTTCGGTGCGCAACCTGGCGCTGAAGGTGACTACTGCCGCAGCCACCGCTGCGACTTCCGGCAAGACGCTGACCGTTTTGCTCAAGTTGCGCGGTTAATAGCCCAGCCGTCATGTTCAAGGGGCTTTGCTTCACCGCGAAGCCCCTTTTTTTAGATCACAAGGAAGCAAGATGCTGATTCACGCATTCAAACGCAAAGAACCAACCCCGATTGAACTGTTCGGCTTGAATATTGAATTCCTGCCAAATGCGCAAGGTCACTGCGTTGCCGAGGTTGATGATGAAGCCGCCATTGACCGGCTGCTGTCAATCTCTGAGGCTTTCTGTGTTTATGGCGAACCAGCCGTTCAGGCAGTTGCACCGGTTGAAGAAACTGACGATACAGAAATCACCGAAGAAACTGACGATACAGAAGATGCGCCGACTGATGAACCAGAAGCCGTATCACTGACGCTCACGAATGACGCAGGAGAAACGCTCGACATCAGCACTTTCACCGCTAAGAAGGTGCGCGAGTTCGCTGCTGAAAACGGTATCACCCTTCCAAGCGGGAACAGGACTCCCGTTGCCGAGCTTCGCCAACTGTTGGCCCAAGGCTTGACCGCTAAGGGGTAAGCATGATCAAGGGATGGGAAACCTTTCACCCGGATGTGTTGCCTGACATCGAGCCAGGTAAACCCATTCCTTTGGTCAATCGCCATTTGATGCGTAGCGCCCAGTATTTTTGCGATGTCACTCGGGCATGGCGGATAACGCTTGACGCGATTACCCTTGCAAGCGGAATCACCGAATACGACATTGAGTTAGAGCCTGGGACTGAGTTAGTCAGGATTGAAGAAGCCACGATTGACGGGCAACCCTTGGCAGTTTGGAGGGCAGGGCGCGAACCTTACGAGGGCAGTAGGTATGTGCATACACCAGATGGACGAAGCATCCAAGTGAGTTGGACTCCATCTGGCGCGATGACGCTGGTACTGACCATCACAGCCAGGCCCGGAGATTCGGCCACTGGCGTTGATGAGGCATTGGCTGCCCGTTACTCCAAAGTTATTGCTGATGGAGCTAAGGCATCGCTTAACAAGAGCCAATCCGAGCAACAAACATTTATTGACGAGTGCAACACCATCGCCGCGCGTGTCTGGCGTGGGTTGTCATCGGCACGACCTAGAGCAAAGGCCATGTTCCTATGACAACCACACTTGCATCCCTGTTTGCGGAAGTCAAAACCGAACTTCAAGACGTGGGCGGCGTTCGCTGGCTTGAAGCTGAACTGCTGGCCTACTACAACGAGGCTCTGATTGTCACCGTCACAGAGCGACCAGACACCAATGCACAAACAGCGACTTTCACCCCGGTGGCAGGCGCTGTGCAAACACTCCCAGCGACCGCTCTTGCGTTGATTGACATCGACTGCAACAGCACGGGCAAGCGCCGCAACATCACCAAGGTGGACAAGTACCAGCTTGATTGCATCGAGCCGAACTGGCAAAGCGCGTCACAGAAGGCGGAAATCATCCATTTCTGCTACGACAAACTGACGCCGCGCGAATTCTTCCTGTACCCACCAGCCAGCACCGCTGCGCGCATTGAATTGGTGACGGGCGATTACCCGACTTTGGCCGCGTCAGTCACCGGCAACCTGCCTTTGCAGGACTGGGCCGCGCCCGCGATCAAGTGCTACATGAAGTTCAAGGCCTGGTCAAAGGATGCGGAAACGGCGGGCAATGCCGCGCTGGCGAAGGCTCACATTGACCTGTATCAATCCCTGCTGGGCATCCAGCTATCTGCATCCACGTCAGCCGTGGCTGCAACGTAAGGACAAAAAATGCCAGCAGCAACTTTTGACCTTGACATCGAGCAAGGGGCGAATTTCTCCAAGGTGATTACCTGGAAAGACTCTGCCGGAGTCGCACAAGACCTGACGGGGTACACCGCGCGCATGCAGATCCGCAAGAGCAAGAGCGCCACAACAACCTTGGCTGACATGACAACAGCCAACGGAGGCGTAACGCTTGGCGGTGTTTTGGGAACGATCACGCTCGCACAGACCGCCGCACAGACCGCAGCAATGACAAGTGGGGGTGTTTACGACCTGGAGCTAATCAACGGCGCTGGTTTCGTCACTCGACTGCTCGAAGGTGTTGTGACCTTCTCCAAAGAGGTCACTCGATGACTGATGTGGTAACGGTCACCGAGTTTCTTGTGGTTGCGCAGGAGCCCGCTCCGACCGCGCTGGAAGTGATTGTTGGCGGGCCACAGGGCCCAACAGGGCCACAAGGCGATACCGGACCGCAAGGGCCACAGGGCATTCAAGGTGCTACCGGTCCTACGGGGGCCACTGGAGCAACGGGGCCAGCAGGGCCGACCGGGCCAACTGGGTTAACGGGACCAACCGGAGCAACTGGCCCAACAGGCGCCACGGGCTTGACCGGATCCGCCGGGCCTACCGGCGCCACAGGAGCAACTGGACCCGCCGGGCCTACGGGGCCGACTGGTGCGACCGGGGCCACTGGCGCAGCAGGTGCTCCAGGCACGAGCATTGCCGACACAGACGCACTGATAGAGGGATCGACAAACTTTTACTTCACCGCTGCACGGGTGCGATCTGTTGTACTGACCGGCTTGTCCTTGGTAACAAATCAAGCCATTGCAGCGACAGATACGGTATTGCAAGCATTCGGGTACCTCCAAAAGCAAATCACCGACCTGATTGCCGCCGCCGCCACATTGACGGGCACCGAAACCCTGACAAACAAATCCCTGACAGCACCGGTCATCACTGGCACCAAGGAAACCAGCGTTGCAATGGGCGCGAACAACATCGATTGCTCCGCTGGCAACGTGTTCACAAAGACGATCTCAGGTGCTACGACCTTGACCGTCAGCAACGTACCAGCCTCGGGCAACAGCTACAGCTGCTGCCTGGTCCTGACAAACGGGGGCAGCGCGGTAGTGACATGGTTCTCCGGAGTCAAGTGGGCTGGCGGTGCCGCGCCCACGCTCACAACATCGGGCCGGGACCGCGTGTTTTTCATGACCGAGGACGGCGGAACGACATGGGACGCCACCATTGCCAAGGGGTTCGCATGATCCGCGCAATGGTTGCTGGTGCTGGGAATAGATCCTTCGCCACCTGGAACCCTGCCGACAAAGGCGGGAGCGTCACGCTGTCTAACAGCGACAGAACGATGACGTGCGGCGGCGTTCCGCAGTCAGTCCGGGCCACCATGGGGCTTGTTTCCGGCAAATGGTACTGGGAGGTCTACTTCGCGGCTGGCGATTATCTGTTTGCCGGTGTGTCCAATGGATCGCAGTCCATGGGAGCAAACCTGGGCGCCACAAACTCGTCAGGCATCCAGACAAACAGCTACCTGTTTTCTCCAGCGGCTTCGTACCCGCCCGGCGCAGGCGCTATTTATGCCGGAGAGTGGATCGGCTTTGCCTTGGATGTTGGCGCCGGTACGCTGCTTGTGCGCAGAGCGAGCGCAACAGTTGAGACTATCACAAGCCTACCCACTGGTGGGGCGCTGTACCCATCGGCTGGCGGGTACAGCGGAAATGAGTCCTGCATTTTGAATGCGGGGGCTACGGCTTTTAACCAAACTGTGCCCGCTGGATACAACCCAGGCGTGTACCAATAAATATGCCCAAAGAACAATTTTTGCATCCAGACATACCCAGGCAAACCAGCCGGGCTGATGACGCGACCGTGCTGCTGATCGCGAACAAGCTGGAAGCCCTGCATGAAGATGTGGGGGCAATGAAGGATGTGCTCAAAGAGTTGACATCGGCAATCACCAAGCTGGCACTGATCGAAGAGCGTCAGGCTCAGGCCGCACTGGCGCAGGAGAGGGCATTTAAGGTGCTGGAGAAGCTGGAGTCCCGTGTTGACAAGTTGGAAGATGCCGCACCAATCAACAACCAAGCAGCAGGCATTGTTAACAAGGTGATGTGGATCATCGTGGCTGTCGTGCTTGGCGCGCTGCTCATGAAGCTGGGGTTGAAATGAAAGCCGTAACAAATTGGCGCTGGGTTCTGCGCAAGGCCTGGTCAGTCCGCCTTGCTGTCATTGCTGGACTGTTCAGCGGAGCAGAAATTGCCATGCCGTTTTTTGAATCATCCATACCGCGCGGAACATTCGCTGCGCTGTCTGGCGTCGTGACCATGGGCGCAGTGGTTGCGCGAGTGGTGGCCCAAGATCATGGCTAAGTCACGCAAACAACTCGCAGGCATTGCCGCTGCGGTGGCGGTATTCGCTACGCCGCTCGAAGGAATCCGGCAAGTGGCGTACTACGACCCGCCAGGTATTCCTACCGTTTGCATGGGCCACACCGGCACCGATGTGAAGTTTGGGAAGTTTTACACGCTTGGTGAATGTCACAAGCTTTTGTCTGAAGACATGCTGAAAGCCGTTTATGCCGTTGACCGCTGTGTGCCTAATGCTCCCGAGCCTGTACTCAAGGCTTTTTCTGATGCTGCCTTTAACTTGGGGCCAGTCATCGCCTGCGACACAACCAAGTCAACTGCCGCCCGAAAGCTCAAGGCCGGAGATTGGGTAGGCGCTTGTAACGAACTCCCCAAGTGGGACAAGGCCCGCATCGCTGGGCAACTGGTGGCGCTGCCTGGTCTAACCAAACGCAGGAGATTGGAGCGTGATCTGTGCCTTTCCTAAGCCCACTACTCCAACTACTTGTCGCGTCTGCGATCAGTCTTGCGATTGGCTTTGGTGGAGGCTGGGCGACGAATGGCTGGCGTTTGGGTGCGGAAATCTCCCAACTGCAATCACAACAAGCAATCAACCTCAGCAATGGACTGAAGACTGCGCTCGAAGACACAACTCGCTACCAAAGGAACAAAGATGATGCGCTCAAAAAAGCCGAATCCCGCGCTGCCGCTGCTGCTGCTAGCGCTGCTGCTAATCGTGCTGAGTCAGACGGGTTGCGCGCACAACTCGAACAATCCAGATCCAGTATCCCCAACGCTACCCACGATTCCCTCCGGGCTTACGCCACAACCATCAACACCGTATTTGGAGAGTGTCAACGCGAATATGAAGCGCTGGGCCGACATGCTACGAGCCACGCCTCTGATTCCCTCACCCTCCAAATGAGTTGGCCCAAGGACACCCAATGATGACAGCAGCCATACTTCTGGGCGCGACCCTCGCCATTGGCGCCGGGTACTACATCCGCAAGCGCGCGGAGTTTGGCGGCACTGTGCGCCCCAAGGTGCTTGTGATCTCTGCCAGCGACACGCACGGCGGGTACTTTGACCCATACGTCCTCCAGCGCTACAGCCCCACGCCTGTGCAGATGATCTCAGATGCGTCTGGACTTGCGTGCTACGACGAGACCCTTAACGGGCTCCAACTTTGCGAACTTCTGGTGGGCGGTGATGTGGCTTTTGCTGCTCCCGACCCGGGCCAACTACCCACGATCAAGCCGCTCCAGCAACTGCTTGACGAGCACCCGGACTGCAAGCTTGTGATGCTGGGCGCTGGTATGAATGATGTGCTTTTTGGTGGCAGATCCATTGAGCAAATGCTGGCCGACAAAGAGGCCGAAGCGAACATGACGCTGCTGGCCGGGCGTGTGCCGGTGATCCGTGGCTTTCACAACTTCGCCGAAACCTCACTGATGACGGCGGAGAAGATCGCCATCAATACCGCGGCCAATACCGCTCTACAGGCCAAGGCCGCAGCCATGGGAGTGCCGTTTCTTGACGTGCATTCCGTGGAGTTTCACGGGATCTCAGACATCGCCGCCGATGGACTGCACCCGACATTCGAGTATCACCAGCGCCTTTGCGCCTTCCAGGCTTCTCGCCTGGCTGAAATTGCCCAATCCATTTAAGGAGTAATCACCATGGCCGAACTTATCGCAACCGGTACAACTGATGTGGACTCTTCAGAGTTCACCCTAAATTCAACCGATGCCGTCACTTTGTCGCTAAAGAGCGCATCAGATCCCAACATCCCACAAGGTGCCCAGGCGGTCATTCTTTACAAGACCAGCGCAAGCACATTTCTCCGAATTGGGTTCTTGAACGAGAGAACGCCCGCTCAAGTGCTATCTGCACCAGGGACTTACAAGGTGACTCGCCGCGCGTGCGCTACCTCTTACGGTGTTGACAAGGTTTAAGTCATGCTGAGAAGCCCATTGCAACCGCTATTGCGCAAACCGATGCAAAGCCCGGTGGGCTTGGCTGGGCGAATGACCCTGGTTCACAAAGCCATTGGCATCCTCCGAAAATACGGCACAGACGCCCACGTCTACCTGCCCGGTGTTGGCACGATCAGCGGCATCACGGCTGCTAACTACCTTGACAGCGCAGGCACTACGACTGCGAGCGTGGATAACCCTGTTGGGCTGAGTCTGGATGCTTTGCAGGCTATGACGCTGGGGAGTGAGAATGTTGTCGGTTCCAGCAATGTAGGAAACA